GTGCTGAGCTGCGGGGACACCAGCAGCACCGTACTGGTCGCAGAGCCGCCTGCGGTAGAAACGACCGTCAGCTCCTCGATACCGCCGTCACTGGTGAATGTGTTCGCCGCGCGGTCATATATACCGTATGTGCGGTCGCCCTCCCAGACGATGTCGAACGGAGCTGTCAGACCATCGGCAGCAGAACCGCCCCAGCTCTTGAGGTCGATCTTCGCTTCCTGCGTCCATGCCGCGAACTTTTCATCGCCCTTTTTATCAAAAATAGAGACCTCCATAAAGCGGTACTTGACCTCGTCAAGCTGCTTGTTCAGGCGGTCTATCTCATACAGTTCCTTGCCGAGCGCGGAATCCCTTGCAACGAGGAACGGTGAAACTGATGTCACCTGATTGCCTTTTACAACCTTAGTCTTGGTCTTTCCGAGAACGTTCTTGGTCTGTGTGACCGTATTGTTGCGGGTACGCTCCATACTCTCGTTGTCCTCGCCGATGGGATACCATATCCCGTTGATCTGGATAAAAAGTATGCTCTGTTCGCGCTCTACTGCGCCTGTTCCTGTGATTGCCATGTTAACATCTCTCCTTATAAATAAACTGTAACTGCGTTAAATAAACGCCTGTTACCCTGTCCTCGGCGGTCTCGTCAAGACAGCCGGTCTCTATTACCTTGAGGCTCTGTCCGGTCTGATTCTTCGCCAGAGCGGGGAAGCTGCGCCGGTCATTCTGCTCATCTATCCAGCGGCAGAACTGCTCCAGAAATTCAACATTCTTTCCGCGTTCCACATCGCTGCCGATAGCCGTGCGATATGCGAACTGGAACGTCACCGTGTATATACGGTTGCCGAGAATATCCTTGCGGAAAGGAGCATTCGGAACCGTAGCCACACAGTAGCAGTCGTTATCGTCCACATAATCAAGGTAGACCGGAAGTTTCGGGTCGAGCAGCGGACACCCGGAAAGGTATTCGCAAACGCTGTCCATAACTGATTTCACGGCATCAGCCTCCTTGCGTAATTTTTGACTTCACGGACGATGGTGTCCTTAAGCGCCGCCCACATACGGTGGAACCACCGCGAACCGCGCTTTCCCTTGAGCTTTCCGTTGCGGTAGTACTGCTTATGAGCATACGGCGCGATAAACACCAGCTCGCCGCTGCCCATGCGGGAACCGAGGATAACGGATTTCTTCAGCATTCCGGTACGCATAGTGACGTATGGATCCATATGCCGGACGACTGTGTTGTCAATGAAAATCTGGAGTTGGTTAAAACCCTCCTCGGTGGGTGGCTTACCGCCGTTCCAGCGAAGAATAGACTTGCCACTGGCAGTAGTGAACAATACCCCTCGTTCGGTAGTAATTTTCATCGAATCACCTACTTTCCGGAAGCTTCCCAATGTCTCAAACTTGCGGAACCGAACCGGCAGTCACGAACCGCTGTGATTATCAATTTTTCGGTGTGCTGCCGTTCGAGTTCCGCTGCGCTTGAGATATCGCCACATTCGCCCCGGGCGATTATGTCGCCAGGGGAAAGCGTGAACTTATCTTCGGGGCAGCCGCTCCGGAACCATTCCGCAGCCGACACAAGCGCGGGCAAGTCCGGAATCATGACCGTAATGCTGTCGCTGTCGTCCTTTCCGAGCTTGCCGAACGCGGCTCCGGTCGTGTAGTCCCAGAATACTCCGTGGACTACCGTGCGGCGGAACTTCTCCGGTTCGCGCCCCTGCTGCGGGATCTTATTGTAGATTGTGACTGTTTCTGTGAACCTCATTCCCTAGCCACCCCTCTGTACATCCACTCCGCAGGAAGCCAAGTCAGACACCGCTTGTACATCAGCTCCTCGACTGTTGCCGCTGAGCCGCTCGCAAGCGAATACGACCAGCTCCCCACGCTTTCGGACTGCTTGACCATACCGCCGGTGTCCGCTGTAGCTGCGAGAACATCGCAGAGCGCACAGCAGCAGATCTTGAGCCGGTCGTCCTCGGAATGCTCCTCAGCTCTGCCGAAGGTCACACGGTCGAGGTACGCGGAAGCCTCGGCGGCAAGCCGGAGGAAATCCTCCGCGCTCACCGCTTTGCCGCCGTAAGTATCGGTGTAGTAGGCATAGTCGGCGTAACTCATGTTTCAGGTACCGCGCACACGCGGATAGAGGGCAGCATGTTGTCCTTTATCCAGAGGTCGTGGAACTTGCGGTAAGCGATGAGCCACGCGTCAGCGGACTGGTTAGCGTCCGGGTCGATGATCTTGAAGTTGCCCGTCTTAGAAACGGCTATCGGCGCGGACTTCGGGCAGATTATCCAGTTTATCTGGGTCGCCTTTGCCGCAGGAGTGAAACCTCCGGCTTCCTGACCGCCGGTCGTGCCGTCGTTGAAGGTGTAGGCGGTTTTCATTCTCGCAGAGGGAACCGGAATGATAGGAATGCCGTTGAAGTACCTCACCTTAAGGTCAAGGCTGCCCTGCTTGAAATCTCCGGCGTTGATATACCTGGTTATCTTTTCGCTGTTGTTCAGCATATCCGAAACAGTGATAGGCATGATGATCACAAGGTCGTCAGCTCCGGTGGCGTCCTGCGCCGCTGTTATATCAGCGGAAAGCGTGGACAGGATGGTGCTTGCCGCCGGGGTGTAAGTCCTGCCGTAGTTATCCTTTGCCAGAGCGTAGATCCTGCTGTAGCGGTAAGCGTCCACTTCCGGAATTACCTTTGTGCGCTGGAACTCGCTCATTACAGCGGAAGCGCTTGCAACGAAGTTTGTCTCGTCAACGTCCATCTTGTCGAGCAGGAACTTTCTGCCTCTGTCCTGTGTCAGGGTCTTGGTCTCGTAGGAATAGGTGATAGCGCCCTGAACGTAGCCGCTGTCGCGGTCGTACTTGCCAAGACAGCTGAGCGACATCTTCGGGATCTTGACTTCATTACCGCCGGAATACTTGGTCTGTCCGGCGTTGTCCTCCATCCAGCCGGAAGTAGCTCCCTGCATCATCTGCAGGTCGAGTGCGGTCTGGAATATCTTTGCCGCTTCTATCGTATTGATTGCCATTATGGTGTCCTCCTTTACTTCTTTACGCCGATTCCGGCGAAAATCTGTTCCTCAAGGTTGTTTGCGCTGGCGCTGACGTTGCTCTGCGTACTGCCCATGAACAGCCCGGGCTTCTGCTCCGCTGCGAACACGGACGGCTCGGACTGCTTCAGACCCTCGAGGTACTCCTTGCCGCCGACGAACTCGCCGTTCTCCAGCTTGAAGCCCTTGCCCTTGAATTCGTCCAGAACGGACTTGCGGACGCGGTCGCTTGCGAACTTGTAGCCGCCGAACAGCTTTTCTGCGGCGAAATCCGCCTGCTGCGCGGACAGCTTCGCGTTGAGATCGTCAGTGTCCTGCTTGTACTTTGCATTCAGCTCGTCGAGCTGTTTCTGTAGCTCCTCGGACTTGTTATCCGCCTTGAGCTTTGCGAGATCCTTGTCGCGGGCGGCAAGCTGCTTGGTAAGCTCATCAAGCTTTGTCTTATTGGCTGCGACATCGGCAGCGGGGACGAATTCCTTTTCGATCACCTCGCCGATCTGCTTGGTCTGGTCTGCGGTAAGCTCGATTCCGAGCTTCTGCAGGAGCGCTTTTAACTTATCCATGATGTTTCCTCCTTAAAAACAGGTAAAAAAATGTACCCTTAGTAAGGGTAGCATGACTATGTGGTATGTGTAGCTGCTGACGTACCGGGGCGGATCTCGCTGATTGCAGCGCTGGCGCTTCCGCGTTGCGTCCGCGTTCACCGCCGCCTGCTTCGCTTTGCAGTATCGGTTGTTCTGGATCATGGGAACTCCTTTCTGATAATTAAAACCTTGACGTTTGACACTCGATTTAATATAATAGTATAGAAAGGAGGTCAAAATCATGGATTGTTGTACTATTATTCCGATGAAAGTTCATTGTGACAAATGGAATATAGATTTACCGATTCTTGTGACGTACCGATATAACGACCCGGCAAATCCTTATTCCGCTGTTTTTCAAAGCGCCAAGTGCCCTATCGTTGAAAACAGCAAGCTTCCAGCAAATGAACAATCAGAGGAATACAAGTGGATGATATGCAATGATTTTTGCGATTGCGTTCATCTTCACAATGCACCGCCTAAAATTGAAGATACAAGAATTACTAATTGGCTATAGTAGTAATTCTACTTTCAAGGCGGAACTGGAAGTTCGCTGCTTCATCAGCCAATCTTCCTATTTCATGGAGCAGCTTCTGCGTTTCATCGCCGGAGCTGTTCTGTGCTATTTGCGAAAGTATGTGAATATCCGTCAGAATCTTCTCCAGATCGGCTATGTTTACAATTCGTTCCGATATGTGCTGCATGGGCGTTCTCCTTTCAGGGTATAAATTTGCACCCCCATTGCTGGGAGTGCGGAATTATTATACAGCTGTTATCAAAGTAGCTCGACATTCGCTATTTCATCTTCAGCGAAGATGAGGTCTAAACCATCGTCGCAAAGGAAACAGATTCCATCGCCCTCTTCGCCGTCCTTATAAGTTGCGATACAAGGCTGATAGCCTTTGCCGACATACACGTTACCGTCTGTATCGGTAACTCTGGCTCTTTTTCCGTCCAGTATGTCAATGTTCCTCTGACAAATGTTCATAACTAATCATCTTCTTTCTCTGAAACGGGGAATAAGTGATACCCGCCGTCCTGATATCTGATTTGGAATCTTCGTGTTCGGACGTATTTTTGCAGCTTTCGGTCAAATGTAATACCAACAGGATAATCCGCAGTAACAAATTCATCAACAGTCGTGCTGTTCTTTTGCAGTCGGAGCGTTCCCTTGCCGGAATACTCCTTAAACAACTTTTCCGGAGTAACATCTTTGAAAAGTCTGCTCTTTGGAGAAGCGGCTTTGGTGTCACCGTCATGCAGCTTCTTTATTTGCTGCCTTACATTGTTCTTCCATTCAGGTGAAATAATATGCTTTTTCTGATTTTTCACGTCAAGCGATGTGTTGATTTTGCCGCTTTTTAGGTCGGAACGGAATTGTTCTTTCCGTTTCTCTTGCTCAATTATAGCACGATTCTTTTCTTCTGTCAAGCGAATCTGCACCTTTTCAAACGCCCTCTGTTTCCGCGTAACCGCCCCGGTCTTTCCCGCAAGCCTTCTGTCATACCCGGCGACGTAAGTCCGCTCATACTGCGTGTAGCTGTCAGCAGCCTTGCAGAAATCCTCATAGATATCCTTCTGCCGCCGGAGCTTTATGCTCGCAGTGGTGAAGCTCTCCTCGTCCCCGGCAGCGTCGGCGACAATGCAGCGGTCTTTCTGCTTTCGCATGGCACGCTCCATCTTCCTCATCTGCTGGGAAGCTTCGTAGGCTGTGTAAGTCCGCCCCTCATAGGTAAACGGCGGCTGGTCTATATTCTGGAGTTCCTCCTCGGTGTAAACCGGCTCGGACACGCCGAGGATTATCGGGAATACATCATGGCGGCAGTTCGGCTCGCTTATGAGCGGCTTGATTATCCTCTCATACTGCTTCTGCGTGTACTGCCGCCCCTGATACACCGCATGGGACGGTCGCGAACCAGAGTGCGCCGACATCTCCCAGCCGTCCGCGCCCAGCTCCTCGCCGTTCTGCTCGGATATCCGGTGCGTGACATGCGCCACGCTAGTAAGGATTGCTCTCCGCGCCGCGACTTCGATACGGTCGGAGCGCCTGCTCTCATAATCTATGGTTCGCACGCCGCTCGCCGCAAGTTTATTGCAAGCCTGCCGGATCGCGGTCATGTAGTCCGTTGCTCCGGTCACGACCTTCATGTGCGCGGAATCCATCTCCCGGCGGTACATATCAGTCATGGAAAGGTAATACACGCGCCCGAGGAAATCGTGGTCGGCGAACCCCATCGTGTTTGTGAGGTTCTCGCATTTTCCGGCGGTCTCCGCTATCTGCGCGGAAATGAGCTTCTGGAGCTGTGCGTTTTCTTCCAGCGGAACAGCCGCGCCCTTGTCGACTCCGAGCATTTTGCGGTCGAACTCATCGGACTGCGCCGCAGCCTCACGGATAAGCCGGTTTATTTCCGCTGCGGAACTGCCGTTAATCTCGGCGATTTTTGCGGCGATCTCGTCCGTGGAAAGCCCAAGGCTCCGCGCGCGGTAAAGCTGATATTCCGCCGTGTCGGTTATCTGCGCGCCCTTTGCGATTCTTCGGGCGATATCCCGCAGGATAAACTCGGAAAGCTGGTCGTAAAGATCGGTCAGCTCCTGCGGCAGATTCTGAAGCTGTTCCGGAGTGAGCATTTATTCACCCCCAAAGGCTTCAGTCATAGGCGGGAGCATTTCACGCGCCCGCTCCGTAGGAACGCCGAAGTACCACGCATTGAAATCCTCGGCTTTGAGCAGTCCCGCCTGAACCATCTGGAAGCGGCGGTTGAACTCGGTTCCGGTGTCCTCAAATACGGAATCGCCGAACTCTATCGCGCATTCTCCGTCTTCGCACTCGAAGCCGTAGAACC